GATATTAACCACGCATACAGCCATTACAAATCAATGTTTTAAGTATGGCAAAAAAGAATATCTAAAAAAAAGCAAAATAAATTTTTTATTGTCGATTTTTTCTCTTACTTTTACTTTACACTAAACAACTAAAAGATATGACTAATCAAATTACCATCAACCAGCCTACTATTGATTCTATGAAGAATATCGTTAACATGTACATGGACCAAGAGAGAACTCACTTGGAAGAAAGTTTAGACGATGACTTATCACATATGACAGATGAGCAGATGTATGAGATGTGTATACAACATAATATTGAGCATGTTTGGTTAGATTTGTACAATATCTCTTTATTAACAAAATAAATTTTTTATTGTCGATTTTATTTCTTACTTTTACTATACACTAAACAACTAAAAAAACAAAGTTATGACACAGAACGCAATTATCCCACTGTCTCTAGAGAGAGCACAAGAATTAGCACCAGCTGCATTCGCTACAAAGCCAGCAGACAGACTTACAAAAATCTATAACTTTACTCCTACGACAGAATTGATTAGCCATATGGATAGTCTAGGCTTCCAGTTGACTAATGCAAAGCAATCAAAGAGTAAGAACGCCAATCCACTCTATACGCAATACGGTACACACATCTTAGAATTCCAGAATGAGCAGCTCTATATGAAAGATGAGCGTGGTAACATTGAAGGACGTCCTACGATTGTCTTAAAAAATAATCATAATGGAGATTCGCCTTTAGAATTCTCTGCTGGTCTATTCCGTTTAGTTTGTTCTAATGGTCTTATTATCAAAACACATGATATGGGTGGATTCAAAGAGCGTCACACTAAATACAACTTAGACCAAGTCAGAGACATTGTTTCTCAGAAAGTTGATGGTATGACAAAGCATGTTAATACTATTACTGGTTGGAGACAGAGGCTGATGTCTTCAAAAGAGCAATACGCTTTTGCTGTTGAGGCTTTGGCTTTAAGAATGAATACAGACAGAGTACCAGAACAATATGAAGTTTTATCTTTCTTACAACCAAGACGTAAAGAAGATGACTCAAATGATTTGTGGACTGTGTTTAATCGCTGTCAAGAATCTTTAATCAAAGGCGGATTTTCTCTTAACGATAGAGAAGCCAGAGCTATTAAGAATCCCATTGTAGATTTGCAAATAAATAAAGACATTTGGGAAATAGCTGAAAAATATGCTAATTAGTTAGTTGTTTTAGTAAAAGAGGCTTTGTTAAGGTAATATTGTTGTCGAGCAAGTTTTTGTTTTTCTGTCCATTTTTTACCTGACTTAGCCTCTTTTAATTTTTTCTTATGTTCTTCACTCATTAATTTTCCTTTTTTTGATTCACTTATTTTATCACCCCAAGATATTACACAGCCTTTTCTAGACAATGACATTTTTTCTTTAGTGGCATCTGTGTGACTCTTTCCAGTATTTACAATTCTAAGTTTTTCTTTAGTTTCAATACTCATGTTCTTATTTTTCCAATACCCAACTTGATTTTTTGATAATTCAGAATGTAGATATTTAGCATATTCAATTATTCTTGAGCTTGGAGTATATCTAAGCTGATTAGAATCTTTTACAATGCACATCATATTAAAGGCCCTAGCCAGTTTAGTATTATTAGGATGTAAAAAATGTAATAGCCAATGACATAAAAAATGCTCTCTAGCCGTAAGTAATACTAAATTTGATTTGTCATCTAATCCGCCCATACATTTTGGAATAATGTGATGAGCTTCGTAATAAACGTCTTTGCTTTTTGTTCTATTCTCTGACTTAGCTCTATCTATTATTTGATCGTATATTCTTTGATAGTTCATAAAATAAAGAAAAGCCAAGATAAAATAAAGTCCTCGTACGACTTTACTCTATAATGGCTTAATATAAATAAGTTTAAATATAATGTGATGTACGAGATCATATTATTCTATTATAAATATCAACAAATTACGCTAGATTGATATGTGAATAAAGAATATCTGACATTTTTAAAAATAAATTTTTTTATGTCGTTTTTTTGTCTTACTTTTACTTTTTAACAAAAAACTTAAAACAATGGCTAAAAAGCAAACTAAGGAACCAAACGTACTGGATGAGCTTAAGCAATTATCTGGAGAACTGTTATCGCTATCAGAATTCAAGGACTACATCGTAGACTACTACACAAATCCAGAAGACTATAGCATAGATGAAGATTCTGAGTACTATTTGGCTATCTCTCTAGCGTACGGAGATATTAACCACGCATACAGCC